GGAAATAGAAATGTGTGCATAAAAGAAAATGAGTTAAAGGTTATATTTAAACTAAGTGTAAGAGAAACATTTAATACTAAGAAAGAGCTTATTGATAATGAGTTAATATTTATAACAGATGATGTTATTTATGTTAATAAAAAATATTGTAAAAAGGGTGATATTATGAAAAATAGTAGTATAGAAAAAGTAAGAATGTTTGATTATGGAATCAAAGAGATATATGAAAGTTCTTCTAAGACAGAACATAAGAAATTGGCTTTACTATTTCAGTTATTACCTTATATTAACTTAAGATGGAATGTTGTTTGTAAAAATCCAGAAGAACAAAGTTTAGAAAATATAAAACCATATACTATTAAGGAATTATCTAAATTACTCAATCAAAGTAATATAACTAGATTCAGGAAGAGTTTATTAGAGTTAACTGTTTGTGGAGAAGCTGTGGCAATGATAAATACTCTTAGGAATAAGGATTTACTTACTATTAATCCTAAGATTTATTATAAAGGTGTTGACATAGAGGAACTTAGTTACTTAATGGGACTGTTCGGTATTAATAAAGACTAATAGCCATTAACTCGAATAAAATTACGACATTCTCGACAAAAATATTGAATTAAATCGGCACGATTTGTAATATATTACATCAAAATCGGCACAAAATGTAAAATATTTTAAGAACAAAAATAATAATTAATTAAATGAAAGGAAGTGGTTGTATTGGCTAATGCTAAGTCAACTAAAAAAGATGCCGAACAAATATGTACTTGTTGTGGGCAAATAAAGAAAATTAATAGCAGTTATTTTTACAAATCTTACAGTGTTTTGTATCAAAATAACATAGATAGTAGAATGACTATATGTAAAGATTGCACTTTAAGATTGGCTGATAACTTTAGAGAAAGGTTTGGTAATGAGGAACGTGGACTTTATGAATTATGTAAATTGTTAGATGTTTACTATGAAAAATCCTTGTTTGTAAGTGCTAAATCACAGGCTAGTTCTAAAAATAGTAATCCATATCAAATATATTTTCAAAAAGCATTATCGTTACCTCAGTATAAAGGTAAAAGTTTTATTGATTCAGAAGCCTTTGAAATGAAAATTGAGAATGTTGAGTACATAGATGATGAATATGAGACAAGTGTTATTAAGTGGGGGAATTTACCTAAAAAAGATATAGATTTTTTAAATGGTCAACTTCATTCATGGGTTACAAGGCACAAATGTGAAACAAGAGCCGAAGAAATTTTATATGAAGAAATATGCCAAATGCAACTAGATATAAAAAAAACAAGAGAAGCTGGTGGAGATGTGGTAAAAAAAGTTGAAGCATTACAAAAACTTATGGCATCAGCTAATATAAGACCTTTAGATCAGAATGCTATATCTGTAAATGAAAATATGATGCTTTGGGGAACTACTGTAGAAGCTATTGAAAAATATGAACCTTGTGAGTTTTTTGAAGAAGAAAAGAGAAAAGAGTATAAGGACTTTAAGGGTTATAGAGGTTACTTTAAAAACTGGATTGAAAGACCTTTAAAAAATCTATTAGCTAGTCACAAAGACTACAACATAATCGCTGACGAAGAATTTGAGGATTCTGATTCGTTAAACAAAGATGGTGAAATAGATGGCTAGTATTTCTAATTTTGTTAATAAGAATAAAAATAATTCTAAAAGCTTTGATATGACTAAAAAGCCACAATTTACAGGTAAAGAAAAGGAAAATTTGGTTAATGATGAACATTTCAAAAAACAATTTATTAAATGGAATACATTTATGAAAGAAAATTATGATATGTTCGCAACTTGGTATTTAGGATTAGATTTATTTTTATATCAAAAAATACTACTTCATTTTATGGGTAGAGCCAATCAGGGAATGGTAGTTGCATCAAGAGGGATTAGTAAATCATTCTGTATTGCGATAATGGCTTGTTGTAAAGCAATTCTTGAGCCAGGGAGTACAATCGTGATAGCCAGTCCAACTAGAGGACAAAGTAATCTTATTTTAAAAGAAAAAATACAAAGTGAATTATGCAGAATGTCCCCTAATTTAAAAAGGGAAATTAAAGATATAAGAACTGGTCAAAATGATGGAACTGTATTGTTTCATAATGGTTCAAAAATCATTACAGTAACAAGCTCACAAAACTCAAGAGGTTATCGTTCTAATTGTAATATTTATGAAGAAAAAGCAAAAATGGATAAAGAGGTTATAGACCAAGTTTTAGCACCTTTCCTAATTTCTAGACAAGCACCATATTTAAAGAAACAAGAATATGCTCATTTAAAAGTAGATCCTGTTCAATTATCAATAACATCTGCTTGGTATAAGTCTTTAGAATGGTTTTGGAATGAAATTAAATTATTAGGGACAGCGATGGTTAACGGTGAGGAAGATCAATTTATACTTGGCTTTGATTACCATTTAGCTGTACATCATGGGCTTAAAAGTAAAAAAGTTATGGAACAGGAGAAGGTTAAGTCTGATGAGATAAGTTTTGCTATAGAATATGAAAATCAGATGTTTGATTCTGAAGGAGCTTTTTTTACATATGATTTATTTAAAAATAATAAGAAGATTAAAAAAGCCTTATACCCTAGAACAAATGAAGAAATAGCTAGTGGAAAGAAAGTTAAAAGATTGGCAAAAAACGATGGTGTAGTTAGAGTGTTATCTTGCGATATAGCAATGTCTAAAGGTAGTGCAAATGATAATTCTATATATACTTTGGCAGAATTAATACCAATGAAGGGGTATTATCTTAGAAGAATATCATTCATGGAATCGCATAATGGTAAAACTGCAATGGAACAAGCATTGAGAATAAGGAGATTAATTTCAGATTTTGATGTTGATGTCTGCGTTATAGACTGTTTGACAATAGGTTTGCCAGTTCTTGATCTTTTAGGGGATCAATTAGTAGATGACGAGACTGGTGAAGAATATAGACCATTGTGTGCATATAATGACGAAGATTTAAAAGCTAGATGTAGGATACAAAATGCAATACCTATGATATTTGGTATGAGGGCGAATGGTCAACTTAATAGTGATATGATAGTCGAAATGAAAGCATTATTCCAACAAAACAAAGTGGAAATGCTTATAGATGAATCGGAAGCAGAGAACTTCTTAAGCAAAACCAATAAACAATATAAAGATGGTGAGCCAGAAGCTAAAGTTGAGTTTATGTTGCCTTATGTCCAAACTTCTTTAGCTATAAATGAATGCATTCAGCTTGAAACTGAATTAAGACAAGGTAGAATAGCTGTAAAGGAACGTGGAGGCAATACAAAGGATAGATTTTCATCTATCTTATATTTATTATGGGTATCTACTTTAATTGAAAAAGAAAATATGAAAGAAGAAAGACCTAAGATTGACATCTCACAACTACTACAATATAAATCGCCAATGAAAAGCACAACTAGACTAATATAGAAAGGAGGAATATTATGGAGAAAACATACACAGAAGAGCAAGTCAATGAAATTAAAGAAGAAACTAGAAGAGAAATAAATAATAAGTTATTTTTAGAGTTTGCACAAAAAATGAATAGTAGTGTAGCAAACACTTTAGTAACAACGCAAAAAAAGAAGCCATTTTCAGATAAGTTTACCCAAGAGAATGTTCAGAGATTTTTAGAAAATCCAATAGAATATGAAAGCAAACTAAGAAACCTATCTACTGTTTTAACAACACTATCGCCTCAATATCAACAAATAGTAAATTATCTTCCTTCTATAAGTAAGTTTATTGGAATTGTTGTACCTAATGTAGATAAATTTAGTTCAGCAAATGGGGATATAATGGATGCTAAAAAATTAAAAAAGGAATATCTTAAGGTTATTTCTAACTTAGAGAAACTGAATATAGCACATGAATTTCAAAGAATATTAGGTATAAATGTAAGAGAAGATGTTTTTTATGGGTATATACACGAGACAAGTGATAGTTTTTATATACAACAATTAGATAGCGATTACTGTAGAATATCATCTGTAACAGATGGTGTTTTTAATTTTCAATTTAATTTCAGTTATTTTGATAAAAATAAAAAAATAAAAGGTGTAAGTGAAGAATTAATTAAAACATATCCAGAAGAATTTCAAAAATGTTATAGGCTATACGAAAAGGATAAGACTAATATGCTTTGGCAAGAGTTAAGTGAGGAAAGAACTATTTGTATAAAGATGTTGGAAGAATTACCTTTTGTATTTCCGCCTTTTTCAAGTTTGTTTAATGATTTATCTGATTTATCTACATATAAAGAATTAACCAAAACCAAAACTCAGGTTGATAACTATAAGTTCATAGGTATGCAAATACCTTTAAACAAGAATAGTGGCAAAGTTGATGATTTTTTAGTTGACACTTCTACTGCTTTGCAGTTTTATAGTATGTTAATGGACAACTTACCAGAAGGGATAGGGGCATTTCTATCTGTAACTGATTTTAAAGATATAAACTTCGGGAGCGGTGTTGTATCAGATAAAGACAATGTAAACAGAGCTGAAGATAATGTTTTTACATCAAGTGGTATTAGTCCTGTAAACTTTGGTAAAGGTGCTAGTACAAGCACAGGGCTGAAGGCTTCTAACTTAGTAGATTCCGCAAGATTATTTAAAATATATAGACAGTTTGAAAGATGGCTTAATAGAAAGTTTAAAAGGGAGTATAATGGAAAGTTTACCGTTAAACTTTTAGATGTTACTGTGTTTAATTTAGATGAAACAATAACACAATTATTAAAACTTGCACAATACGGAGTTCCAGTAAAGTTGCAATTATCGGCATTATGTGGTGTTACGCAAGGAGTTGAAAGAGGCTTAACATTTTTAGAAGATAACATATTAAATTTATCAAAAGAATGGAAGCCATTAGCTAGTTCTCACACTACATCAGGTAACGATTTATCAAATGAGGGCGGTAGAGAAAAAGTTTCGGATAGTAAAATAACCGATGAAGGCGAAGCGACTAGAGATAATGACGGTAATACAGATAGGTAGGTGATTATGATGTTTGTTTATGTTTTTACAGAATTAGAAAAAGATAAACTACTTTTAAATGGATATAAATTCATTTGCAAAAATAAAATTGGTGATAATTTGGCTTATATTTTTGAAGATAATAATAAATTAAATTTTGGAAAAGAAAATATAAAAGGCTACAAGACAAGTAGATTGTATTTTGAGTAAAGGAGGTGATGAATTGAATAAATTGAATTTAAATGTAAAATTTGAACAGGTTGAAGATTTTCAACATCCTGACTTTACTAAAGTTAATGTTTGGGTTGCAACTTACGGAGAAAATGCTAATGGTTCTAATATAACTAGAGAAGCCTTTGAAAGTGCAATACCTAGTCTGTATAATGTAGCAATACTAGGGGAGTGGTCTGAAACCATAGAAGATTTTAAAGGTCATGGAGGTAAGCTTGAGATATCGGATGACGGTATAAAGTTTATAGAAACAACTAAAGCATATGGTGTTATTCCTGAGAGTTGTAATCCTAGGTGGGAATTTGACGATGAAGGTGTAGAATATTTAGTTTGTGATGGAATACTTTGGACAGGCAGATACCCAGAAGCAGAAAAGGTTATGGATAATTTAAATAATCAATCTATGGAAATTAACGTTTTAGACTATGAGGAAGATGAAAATAAAATAATGGTTATTAAAAACTTTAACTTTACTGGACTGTGCATATTAGGAGAGAAAACTACTCCATGTTTCCCTTCAGCGAAAGTGGTATATTCTCTAAACAAAGAGGATTACAAAAAGGAATTTGCTATGTTGATTGAGGAAATTAAAAATATAGATTTTAGCAAAGGAGGTAATAAATTGGATGAAAGAAAAAAAATAATAGAAAAATATTCTTATATGAATTGTGAACAATTTAATGAGATAGTTAATGATGAATCTTTGAATTTGGATGAACTAAAAGATAAACTATTTGCTTTAAGTATTAATGATTTGGAAAGAAAAATAAAAGAAAAATTAAAAGAGATAATGCATACTCATACTGATTGGTGGGGAGACACATATGAATGTCAAAAATATTATTTAACAGATGTACTACCAACAGAAAACATAGCTATATGTGAGGATTCAGAAAATTGGTGCAAATATTACGGTGTTCCTTATAGTTTAGATGGTGATGGAGTAATCCTTGATTTAACAAATATCACAAGATATATAAGAGGGGATTGGCGAGAATATGTTGAAGGCGAAACAGAAGTTATTAGCAATATATTTGAGGTTGAAATTAAACAAAACAAAGAAAAATTAACAGGTTATATAGATAGTTATTCAAAGAAAGACGAGGAATTGTTAGATGTAAAAGTTCAATATAGCGATTTAAATTCTAATTATAATAAATTAATCGAAGAAAACAAAACTCTTGCTGAATTCAAACTAAATATAGAAAAACAACAAAAAGATGTTGAGTTGAATGATATATTTAAAGAGTATTCGGCATTAAGCAAAGTAGATGGATATAATGAACTATTTGAAAAGAGATATGAACTAGATAAGGAAGAGTTAGTAAAATCTCTTAAAGTTTTAGCATTTGACAATAATATACAAATCAACAATAAAAATAAAAAAGATTTTTCTAAAAATACTATAAAAGTTCCAGTATTTAGTTCACATAGTGAGTCGGATACAAATAGTGCTTGGGGTATTTTAGATAAACATATTAAAACAATTAATTAAAAGGAGGAATATAACATGAATTATTTTAGAGCGGATTTATCACAAGTAAAAGCTACTAATAGAGGTGGAAGATTACATTCTGCAAAATTCAATACAGAATTACCTAATGGGGTATTAGGATATTTAGGAGGGTATGTTACTGGTTCAACAGAAATTAGGGATTTTTTAACTCCTACTGCTGATTTAATTAAAACTAAAATTCCAGTAATAGTAATGAAACCAGAAATAAACTACAAGCAAGATAGAATGACAGACAATGCGATAGGAATTTTTAGAAATCCAGCAAATAAATCATTCCCAGTAGTTCCATTAGAAGAGTTCGATGGTATAGATTTATCAGAAGATTATTTTGATTTAACTGGTAAGGCGACAGGCAAGACAGGTGAAGTTGAAATTGGAGATAAGTTTGTGGTTCAAGCTAATGCAGTTGCAGGAACTCAATTAAAATATTCTGCTACAGCCCCAGAATTAACAACAGCATGTTTTTATTTTAAAGTCATTGGAATTGTCAATTCACACATTGCGAACTACGTTTATACAGATGGTAGTGTTACAGCATCAATGTTCCCAAAAGCATACAAAATGATTCAATTAGAATTAGTTAAAGTAGTTGCTTAATAATTAATTAAAAAGGAGGCAAGAATTAATATGAACGATTTAGTTAAAATTATATATGATACATACAAAGGTGATATTCCTTCTAAGTATTCATCTGTTTCAAACTCTGAAAGAGAAGAAGCTATAAGAGTGGAATTACTAAAAGCTCTTGGATTAGAGGAGTTCGAGAAGAAAGCTTTTAGAAAGGCATGGAGGGAAAATAAAAATAAAGTATATGCAATAATAGAAGAAGTTGCAAATCAAATTATGATTGATGGAGAATATCAAAAGAACGCATTTTTCAATCAATTTGTTGAAGTTAGAAATTTATCATTGGGTGACAAACCAGAGTTCTATGTAGAAGGTCGCAATGAGTTAATTGTTTCCGAATTCTCTGGTTCACATTTCGACTTAAGAAGACAAAGAGTTGACGTTGGACAATCATTCACACCATCAATGAAAGACTTTGGAATTAAAGTTTACGAATTCTATGAAAGAGTTCTAAGTGGAAGAGCTTCAATTGATAAATTAGTTTCTTTAATTGCTGAAGCTATAGACAAGAAACTTGCAGAAATAGCACAAGCCACATTCACAGTTGCTATGGAGAAATTACCTACTACATTTAGAGTTGCGGGTACTTATGATGAAGATGAGTTGTTAACAATGTTAGCTCATTTAGAAGCTACTAACGGTGAAAAGCCAATATTAGTGGGTGTTGCAACAGCTATAAGAAAATTACAAGGCGTTGTTGATGTAAAATATTCAGATAAAATGAAAGACCAAAGGAATGAGGAATTTATTTTACCAGTTTGGAATGGATATACTTGTATGGAGGTAGCACAAGGTCACAAAATCGGAACATTTGATTTCACTATGCCAATAAATAAGATTTATGCTATATGTGGTAATAATACAAAAGTTGTTCAAATGATACTTGAAGGTGATACAGAAGTTAAAGAAATATCAGATGGAACTGATAACGCTGATAGAACTTTAGAAACTGCTGTTACTTTCAAAGCAGGGTGTTCAGTAGCTTACAATAAAATGATAGGAACAATTGAACTTGAGTAATAATTAATTAAATTATTTTATGGTGGGGTTTTGCTCCACCATATTTATGAGGTGTATAGTGAGTGATAAATACTTTCAAACAAAAAGTAAAACCTTGGCTTATGCCCTGAATTACATAGGTTATCGTTATTACAAATTCAATGAAAATGACGTAATATTTTATAGTTTTTTAACTGATGATGATTTTTATAATAAGTTAAATGAATTGAATAAAATTAAATTTTCATAAATAATATGAGTTTCTAGTAGGAGGAATGAAAATGGCAACTAAAAAAGAAAACAATGAAATTTCCAAGGAAGTTAAAGAGAAAAAAACTACATCAAAAGGAAAAACAAACAACACTAAGCAAGAAAATACTTTTAAGAAGGAATTATCAATAAATGATATACCACCAGAATTGATGAATCAAATGTTTAAGATGTTTCAGGAAATGCAAAATGAAAACAAATTAAACGAGTCTGAGAATGATAAGTCTATTGAGAAACCTAAAAAAATAACTAAATCATACCTAAGAACTATAAAAGATAAAGAAATAGTTGTAAGAAGTATTGTTGGGGTTGTTTCCTTTAAATCACCTAAAACTAATACGTTATACAAATGGACTGGAATAGGTGACGAAGAAGTTTTAACCATAGATGAAATTTTGACTATGGATAGTAAATCAAGACGTTTTTTAAATACTCCTTGGTTAGTTATTGATGATAAAGACGTTATAGAAGGTCTTGGACTTACAGATTTATACAAAATAATAGAAAAGATTGAAAATGTGGATGGTTTATTAGAAATGAATTTCGATGAAATTGAAAATACAATAAAGAAAGCTCCTTACGAGTACCAAAGAACTTTATCTAGCGTTATTTTTAACAAAATAAACAATAATGAAATTAGGGATATTATGTTAATAAGAAAGTTGGAAGAAATTTTAGGCACTACATTATTATTGTAGGTGGTGATTGAGAAGTGAATACTTATTTTGAGGATATATTTGCTGTTTTTTTGTCTAAAATAACAACCTTTAGTGAATATACAGCATTAACAGAAGAAGAATTGAATATGGAATTAACTATGCTGATGAAGACTGCAATTGCAAAATTTATTAACAAACAGAATTTAATTCCTAATTACGATATGGAATATTTTAATAGAACTTTGGATGATTTAGAAGTTGAAATATTAGCTTATGGCATGGTGGTATCTTGGTTAACACCAAAGATAAATAATATAGAACTATTAAAGCAGTCATTAAGTTCTAAGGACTTTAATTTTTATAGCCAAGCTAACCATTTAAAAGAACTTAGAGAATTAAAAGCTGATGCTGAAAAAGAATTTCAGTATTGGATAGGAAGATACAATTTAAATAGATTATCTAAGGCTGGTTTTCAACAATGAGGTATTATGATGTTTGGAAAAAGAAAATGGGTAGCCAAGGTTCTAGTGCTAGCGAATCTAGGGTGAATACATCCAAAGAGCTTTTTATTAGAGAATTTAAAAATGACCCTTCTTATAGACAAGCTATATTACAAAAGTTAGATTTAACTGAAGAAGAAATTGATATAAGAATAAAAAATATAGATAAAACAGTTAATGAGAAAAAAATATATGTTATGCCAGATACACAAATAGAAATAGGTTCTTTGATAACTTATGAAGATAAAACTTTTATAGTATCTGAATTTGAAGAAAATCTAATTTCACCTATGTGCAAGGTTAAGTTATGTGGGCATAAAATAAATATTCCTAATACAGATATATTTTTGCCTTGTTTAATAGAAGGTGAATCTTATGGGGTTAAAATATTCCAAAGTAACAATGATTTCTTTAGTGATACTGACACAAAAGTAAAAGTTACAGTTCAAGATAATGATTTTACAAGAAGAGTGTACCAAAGCTATAGATTTATGACTGGAAACAGCAAACATGGTATCTACAAAGTTGGAGATATAACGGTGTATAACAAAGGAGTTATGGTTTTTATATGCAAAAAGGATGGATACCTAGAAGGGCTTGATGATTTAAACAATAATAAATGCTTTAACGACAAAATTCCCAGTGATATTCCAAAAGAACCAACTGAATATACAATCTTAGGTGATGATACAATCAAAATAAACTATGAATACGTTTATGAGTTAAATCCTAGCAACCCAAATGCAGTATTTTCATTAGATGAATACACCATAGAAAATAATTTGGCACAAATAGTAAATCAAAGTGAAGGTAGGGCAGTTATAAAATCTTTTGTTAGTGATGAAATTATTACTTTAGTTTGTCATATTGGTGATAAAAAAATAACTAAAAATATCATGACAACAAGGAGGTGATTAGATGGTTAATATTAATGACAAAAATATCAACACAACATCAAATAAGATAAAGAGATGCAGTAGACTAATACAATATGTATATGAGAAATTACTTGCTGACGATAAGATTAAAAGGTATTTGTACTATAACACATCTAATCCTCTTGGTAGTAAAGGTAAGGGATACGATGGCAATATAATTATTCAAACGGATGTTAGTGAGGATAAAATGAAAGGTTTATTATTTGATATTCCTTTTAATCCTGAAATGGATATTAGTCTGCTAAATTCACTTTACATAAACCTTAAAAATAGCACTTTCACTTCTAGTAAAAATTCTATATATTTTGATATTAATATTTTAGTTCCAGATGATTATTGTAGAATTTCAAATGGGTATAGGCACTTTGAAATCGCACAAAGGGTTGCAGATATTTTTGATAACATTTATGTCGATGAAAAAGAATATGTTGAAGACTTAGGCAATCTACAACCAACACTATATGCCATGCCAATAATTAGGTTATCTAAATCTTCTAATTTTATATGGGTTAATATGCAATTTGAAGTAGCTTTAGGAAATGGGTTAAGGATATAATGGTAATATTTAAAGATTATACAACTGATGAATTGGTTATGAATTTGCCTTGCGACATAGGAAACAATGTAAAAATTTACCCTGTTGCTGTTAAAGATTATAAACTTTTCAATCAGTATGTCAAATATATAATATATAGCAAAAAACATTTGAATTTATATCCGAATATGTCGTTGTTGCAAGAAATTTTAATTGTAAATATGTTGCAAATTTGCGGAGATAATGGATTAACTACTTCAGAAGGAATAAAGGCGACTAATATTGTTTTAAGTGAATTCAGTTGTTTGTTATCATTGATAACTAAAGAAAATATAAAAGGTGAGATATCAAAAGATGGTAGCTTTGAATTTTATAATGAAGATAAGACAATTGTAATTAATGATAAAAACTTCAACACTCTAAGAATGGTTGTATTAAAAATGAATATGATTAGAGAGCCTAAAATTTATGAAAGAGAAATAGATAAAAAATGGGAAGAAAAAGCTTTATTGGCAAAAAGTAAAAATAATAAAAATATAGAACTAGGAGAGATTTTAACTATTGTAAGAAATGTCACGCATGAAAAGTACGAAGAATTAATTGAAATGAATACTTTTCAATTGTATTGTGATTATTTCAGAATTCAACACGTTGTAAATCATGAGGATACACGTCTTTATGCAACTGTGAGTGAAAAGGTTAATCCTAGTGATTTTATAGAAAGTGTTGTTGAGTTTATATACAAAGACCCAACAAAAGACTTAAATGTTAAAAATGATTTTACAAAATACATTTAAGATAAAGTAGGTAATTCTGCTTTATATAAAAATTAATTAAAAGGAGGAATTTTAATGGCAATTCAATTAGAAAAAAATATGTTACTTGACGTATTTGATGTTTATGGTAGAGATAAAACCACTGGTAAGTACATATTTCAACAAGAAAATCTTACTAGTTCAGCAATCAATGGTACGGCAGACACTACAGAGGTTCGTAATGGTCGTGGGAATTCACTTTTCGCAACCCTTAACACAAATAAATCAATAACCATAGAAGTTGCTTCAAACGTATTCTCATTTGAACAAATAGCCATGTTAGCAGGTACAAAGGTTAGTGATAATGTAGCAGGTGTTACTTATGCACCAGCACAAAAGGTTATTTGTCAACAAGCGGGTTCTATAACATTAGAAGATGAACCAAAAAATACATCTGAGGTAGAAATTTATAAAGATGGTGAATTGGTAGATGGAGTATCTATTAGCGGAAAAGTTGCTACAATTACTGGTGCAGAAGTTGGAGATGTTTATAAAGTATTACCTTACAAAATAGACTTCTTAGCTGGTGATTATGACGTTATAGATATTAAAGCAGACGAATTCCCAGAAGCAGTAGAATTAATAATCAAGGGTGTAGAAAGAGATGCTAACTCTAAAGTGGTTGCTGAATTAACTTTTGTGTTTGACAGATGTAAACCTTCGAACGACTTCAGTTTATCAACAGCTTCAACTGGTGAGCCTACAGAAAACACTATAACATTTAATGCTTTAAATAGCGATGGTTCTTTAGCAAAAATATACAGAAAAACTATAGTTTAACATGACATAAGTTTTTAGATTGCACACATCTATACGGTGTGTGTTTGTGTAAAAATTAATTAAAATATGAGTTTTATAAATAATAAATAAAGGGGGAGTTGGATATATAGTCCTTCTTCCCCTATTTTTTTCATTCATGGTCAGGTATATAATATACGCCTTTTTCTAACCATTTAATTCTGTACCCAATTATGTTAGCAATTTGTAATACTTCTGTATATCTCAAGGTTTCATTATTTATCTTTTTGCTTAAATTCTGAACGGAGTAATCAGTTCCGTTTCTTTTATTTAATTCTTCAGCAACTTTACTTATAGTCCAGCCACTTTTTACTATATAAGCTTTAATATCTTCTTTAACGCCCATTAATATCACCTCATACATATAATACAACTAAAAATAAATATAATCAATAGTGTAGGTGAGAAAATTAAACTATAAAGTTTAAAATAAATGCTTGACAGTTTAAAAGAGTAGCGTTAATATTAGTAATATAAAGTTAAAGTATAAACTATGAGGTTTAACATTAAAGCAAAGGGGATTGAGAAAATGGATGAGCTAAGGGGATTTGTAAAAGGATTAATAGAAATGGATTTCAGCATCGTATCTATATGTGAGGTATGTGGTGATGTGGAAATAGTAAACGTTAAGGTTTTGTTGAATAGAATGAGGGATATAGTAGTTTCGGAAATCGTGGCTGAATATTATGAGAGTTTTGAGTTTGTAACAAGTGATGGTAAATACATAGAGATTAATAGAGTTTGTTAAAAATAAATAGAGATAAGATGAGTTCAATAGAGGATTTATTGAAGGAAAATTTAATGTTAAGAATTGAAATTAAGTTATAGAGATTATTTTAGTGAGGATAATGGGGTGGTGTTAGGTGAAAGGATTTGAAATTTTGAACGAAAATTATTTACCAATGAGAGGTAAATACATAAATTGGATTAATATTGAAAAGAACTTTATATTAAAAACAAAAAGCGATAAATACGGATATAATAATTTTAGTTTTATCAAGTATGAAAAAGAAAAGAAAAAATTGTATTTAAAATATAATAATGTAGAGTGTAATATATTAATTGGTAGTTTCCTTAATGGTAATATTGGAAGAATTATAGGGAAAACAACAAATAAGTTTAAATATGAAATTGGAACAACACTGAAGGATTACAATAGAGATTTAACTATAATTGATAGGGAATATAAAAATGTGAAACAAAAAAAAGATAAAACATATGAAATTAACTATAAAATATATAAGTATAAATGTAACAAGTGTGGAAATATAGCGTATTTAAGGGAAGATCATGTTAATAATGGAATAGGTTGTGCTTGTTGTTCCAATAAAACTGCTATATTAGGTATTAATACCATGTGGGATACTGATAGGTGGATGTGTGGTTTAGGTGTTTCTGAGGAGGATGCTAAAAAGTATACTAAAAGTAGTGGAAAGAAAATTAAAATTAAATGTCCTGACTGTGGTAAAGAAAAGATAATGACACCAAATAAAATATATGGCAAAAAATCTATTTCTTGTAGTTGTGGAGATGGTTTTTATTATCCAGAAAAAGTAATGTTCAATATCCTCAAACAGCTAAATATAGATTTTGAAACACAATATAGTCCTGATTATATAAAACCTAAGAAAAGTGATTTTTACTTACCATATTATAACCTAATTGTAGAGATGGATGGTGAGTTGGGACATGAAGGTGGAAGAGTTCATTCTAAATCAGCAAAAACTATTGAAGAGTGTGTATGTATAGATAAATGGAAAGATGAACAACATTCAAAACATGGAATCAATACTGTAAGAATTAAATCTTTAGTAAGCGATATTAACTATATTAAAGAAAATATATTAAATAGTGAGTTAAATAATTTATTTAATTTATCTGTAATAGATTGGTTGAAGTGTGAAAGTTTTGCTTTAAAAAATATAGTTAAAGAAGTGTGTAATTATTGGAATAATAAAGAGGAAAGTGAGACCACTACTACGTTAAGTGAAGTTTTTGGTATGAGCAGACAAACAATTTTAATGTATTTAAAAAAAGGTACTCTATTGAATTGGTGCAAATATGACGAAAGAGTAGAAAAGTCTAAAAATGGAATAAGAGCTGGAAAATCAAAATCTAAAAAAGTAGAAGTATTTAAAGATGAGGTAAATGTCGGAATCTACAATTCAGTATCAGATTTATGTATTGATTTTTTGGTAAACAAGAATATAAAATTAAGTGTGGCTAACATTTCTGCTGTATGTTTAGGGAAAAGAAAGTCCCACAAGGGCTTTACATTTAAATATGTTGAATAAATATCATATAGAAATTTGATGAGTGTTTATGATTTGTAAAACACTCATTTTTATTATTATTAATTAAAAAGAGAGGTGAAGTATAAATTGGTCTTCAAAGATTTAGAATCTCTATGGGAATACGCTCAAAAAGAAATTAAAGATGTTATAAAAAATGAAGTTGTAGAAGTAATAAAAGATGTAGAACAAGAAACCATTCAAGAAGTGGTTTTAGATGCTTATACACCGAGTTACTATGATAGAAGAAGTGAGGAGAGCAATGGTGAGGAAGGTTTAATATCAAGAGATAATATGGTCGCTGATTATGTAGAAACAAAAAATACTATACAGGTAAATGTAACAAATGATACAAAGGGCAACTCTGACTATCCTAATAGTACTAATGGTTTCATAGATGAAATGGTTGAATATGGAGAATACACTTGGAAAAATTCTGAAATATACAGAAGAAAATTGCCAAGACCTTTTACTGCTATAACTCAAAGAAAAATAAATGAAAGTAATATTATAGTTGATACAATAAAGAACAATGTGGATTTTGAAATAAAATAAGGGAGTGAAATTTATGTTAAAAAGAGAAGATAGTAGAGAAATTCTTAATGGAGTAAAAATAAGAATTCCTAATTTAGAAGAGTCAAATAAATTACTAAAAAAATTAAATAAAATATCTAAGACTGATGTTGGAGAAATAAATTACGATGATCCAAAGTCTATATATATGCTTTTTAAGAAATTGATAATAAGTGATATACCTGAAATAAAAAATATAAATGAAAGTAAATTTATGGAATGTTATCGCAATCCTACACCTGATATGGAAGCTATATGTTTTGAAATAGGCAAGGTAGTTTCTAACTGTATTAAAAGTGTATTAAGAAATAATATAGCACAATTAATGGAAACAGAATTAAAATTAATACAAGTTGAGGCTATAACAAGAATTAATTCCATGTCCGAAAAGGCTAGAGAAATAAATAAAATAAGTAATAAAAAATAAATTAAATTATTTAATGAATCACTTCTTGTGATTCTTTTTTATTTTAAATGGAAGGAGGAGTGATTTATGGATAAACGGTTAATGGTTTCGTCTGGAATACAGTTTGATTCCATAAGTAAGTTAAAAAAAGAAGCACAAGCAATTTTAGATAGTGTATCAAAACAAATAAATTTAAAGGTTTCTAATGTAGATATTTCTAACTTAGATAAAAGTATAGAAAAAATAAATAAAAAGATATCTTCAATGAATAATACAAAAATAGAT